ATTCGCTGAATGCTTTCCGTGCCCGCCGTTGTGGGATAAGTCACCGTCAAGTCATACCATCGCGCCGTTTTGTTCACGTCCCAATAAGCGTTATTGCGCATGACGAGATTGCTGTATGCGGCAACGTTGCCCTTGCCGGGATCGTAGGCATTCACCAACAGGGTATTGTTATTCGAAACCCCGCTATAAAGGTCCGTAATCAGATGAACCTTGTGCAGCGTCGTGTTCTTATCAAGCTGGCCGACGAATCCCGTTTTCATTGACCCGCTGGTGGTATAGGTCGAGCTGGAAAGATTCACCAGGCGATTCGCAAGGCTGTCGAAAAACAGATTGCAAATCTCGCGGGTATTCGTCGTGCCGCCCAGGGCCGTGTAATCCTGGTAGTTCGCGTTTCTCACAGGAACTTTTCCAAAGCCCGCCGTGTAGCCTGTCGAATCATTCAGGGTCGCAAGTCGCCCCCACTGATCCGTTCGATAATTCCAGATCCATGCCTGCGTGTTATAGGTAGCCCCCGGGGGGCTGATCCAGATGTAGACATGGTTTCGCGTCTCGTCCAGCGTGAGGTAGATGCGCGAGCGATTCGCCGCTGCTGCGGCGATAAACGTCCGACGCACCTTGTCCGCAATGGACATCGGCTTGTTGCCGCTGAACAGCATGATGTCCCGCTCGGAGACGAAAACGATCCCGACTTCCGTCGCAATCCACGCCCACTGTCCAACACAGCCCACATCTCCCGACACGAGCTGCCAGCGCAGCACTTCCTGATCCGGGTCCGCATTTCCCACATAGGTTGCGGCATACATCGATCGCGACTTCCACGCCAGGGCAAGGTTATGCCACGCCCCCCCGGCAATCAGCGGGCCTCCAACGCCCCCGTACAGCGTTCCGGAGTCGGCGTCGTTATTCGCTGCCGCCGTCCAATTGGTGTGATCCCCGGTGACACACCGATTCCACGAAGCGTTATTCGCCGTCGTGTTAAGAGCAATCAAGCCGTTCGCATGGGCGAAGACGATCTTGGCCCCCGTTGGAGCCCCGGCGATGTCCGCGAAATTGCCCGTTGTGGCAACTTGGAGCTTCGAGGCCCCATTCGCGAGGATGGTGTTACTCCCGAACGTACAGCCATCCCACACGGTGGCGCTGAATGTCACAGCCCCGCTTCTGTCGGTCCAGGACCCCGCTCCATCAGCCTGATAAATCTTGCTGGCCGACCCGGCAAACATCTTTGCCGTTCCGGCGGAATCCTTGACGATCAAAGCTCCTACCGGCGCCGCAGCTAAGGCCGCATAGCCTGCGGCACCCATCGCCGGAACTCGCGCATAGGCTCGGTTATTGTTCGGCGCAAATTCCTGCACGTCGTACAGCAGACCCGGAGTCAGCAGGTCTCCGTCCGGAATGTAATCCATCAGTACCCGGGCGTGATCTTGCCGCTCGAAGTCAGCCGTTCCGTATGGCCCTGAAGCCTCAGAAGCTCCTGTGTTTCAAGTTGGGCACAGGAAGCCGCCATGGCCGGGTTTTTGTACTTGGTGGCCTGCAGGATCTTCTGCACGCGCGTGGAAATCAGGTTCAGCCCGTGCGTGAGAAACGCATTGGTGTCCGTTGTCGCGGAAAGAGTCGCCAACCTGAACTGCCCCGACACCACGAAGGTATAGGTGGCAGTGGGGACGGGATAGAGCCGGAACTGCTCCGCGAAATACGAATACTTGGCGGGCTGGCCGAAGACCGTTCCCAAGTCCATCGCATCGAGGACGTTGTGGTTTTCAGGGTTGAGCTTGTAACGAGACCCATTGACGCTGATGCGAACGGAATCAATTTCCACCAAAGGAAGTGCAGCCGCAGGCAAGGCGTAATTCGCCAAGGAACTGGAGGTCGTCAACGTCACAGCCCCCTCGTTGAACCAAAAGCGCGTGGACTCATAGAAGCTCACCGCATCTAGGACTTGCTGCTGGACAATGGCCGTTAACGAAGTGTCCGAGGTCCCTAGGTCAGCGATGATGGAATTGACCGCCGCGCCGAGGTTCATGCTTTGCAGTGCTTAACGTGCATGGGAAGACCCCGAGGAAAGACGCGACGGCATTTGGGACAAGCCTTGGGGTTGAGAATGACGGCCTTCCGCGCCTGAAAGGCCTGCCGCCTACGCATGGATCACCACAATCACCAGGTCATGCTTCACTTGCTGGAACTGCCGCAGTTGAAAGCGCTGCATGATCTTGGGGAGCCAATACCGCGCATCGGCTTGGATCAAGTGAGCATTCCTCCCATCGGGCAATATTTTCTTGGCGGGGCGATTACAGACCACGAAAAAGCCCGCCTTCAAAGTCACTCTTTCGAGATCATCCAAGACGGCATCAATGCAGTCCGGCTCGATGTGTTCCAGAACATCGGTGCAGACCACGATGTCCGCGGGCTCCGGGGCTTCATCCAATCCCGGGATGCAGGGGTCGTAATTGCGAATCGGGAAGTCCAAAGCCTTCTCCAGCATCCGCTGGCCGCAGCCGTAATCCAGAACATCGCGCGTCTTCAGGCTATCGGCGAGTTGTGTGACGGCTAAGGACCACTTCCCCGAAGACACACCGTAGGACCCGGCGTTATGCAGCGACTTCTGCTGTTCTTTGTATTCTTCCGTGAGAAGCATGAAGATCCCTTAACACTCGTTGCACGACTTCCGACCAATCCGATTGATTGCGGTAGAGCTTCACGGTCGAATACCAAGGCATGTCAGAACCTTCGATGCCATAACGCCAGTGCGGCATGGAACCGATCAGCGCGTAACAAGGAGCCCCAACGCTTCCGGCCACATGCACTGCCGTCTGCTGCACCGTCACCACGGCGTCCACCGCGAGAAACAAAGCCGCTTGCTCGTGTAAGTCCTCACCAGACGAGGCTTCATCGATCTTCGGAAGGTCGGCCTCCAGCCTTTCCTGCTCGACCATCGGATGGGCAAGGTACTGAGCGGATACACAGGTAAAGGCGTCCCGAATCGGCTGAAGGTCCTTGATCGAAACCGAGCGATCTTCCACCCGCGTTTGTTTCGTCCCGCCAATCCATGTCAATGCGACGTAAGGCCCGGGACCGAGCTTCTTCAATTCGTCCCGGTAGTACTGCACTCTCCAGGGGTCAGGCTTGAGATACGGTTCCTTGTTGAAACCGAATCTTCCGATCAGAGACCCGATCGGGACCTTGGCGTCGTAATCTCCGGGAGTTTCTTCCGTGACGACATCGAAGTCCGGGAAGGACTTCTGGATTAGTGGGGCGACTTTGCGATTCACCTCCACCGTCACATGTTTCGCTTTCACGTAAGGCAAAGCTGAAGCGAACATGACCTCATCGCCCGTTCCCTGCTCTCCGTGGATGTACAGATGCCCCACATAGGAGCCATCCCACCGGGGAACGTCAATTGACTTGCGCGAGTCCCAGCTTTCCAGCTCGAAACGCCTTTCGTAGAGCTTCCAGCCTTCCTCCCAGCGTTTCAGCGTGAGAAGGGCCAGGGCTTTTTGCCAGCAGGCATGGACGTTTGTAGGGTCGATCTTGAGAGACCGTTCACACCATGCCAACGCCTCCTCCGGCCGCGCTCGGTCTGCATAAAGACCGGCGAAGTTGGAACAGACTTCGACCGTATCCCCGGCGATTTCCAGGGCCTTGTGCCACGCCGATTTGGCCTCGGTGTAGAAGTTTTCGTTTCTAAAGGCGATGCCGAGGTTGCACCAGGCTTCGGCGTGTTTCGGATTGTTCTGTAGAAGCGTGGAATAGAAATTGACCGCCGCCCCATGTCTTCCGCGTCTCAGGGCTGCATCCCCCAATAGGAACAGGACGCACTCCTCAAACGGCTTGCGGTTCAGGACGCGATGATAAATATCCTCGGCCTGCTCATACTTTTTCTGCTTGTGGAACTCAAGGCCCCGGTTCAATAATTGCGCGAGAATTTCGTTCACAAAAAGAAAGGGGGCCGAAGCCCCCTTGTCTCAAGTTGAACCACTGTTAGACGTTGCTGCCGTCCGAAAGGTACTTGACGCTGCCCTGAATCGACTGACTCACGGTGCCAGAGGCTCCGGTGGTGCAGTTCAATGCCAGAACGACGTATTGCACCGCGCGGTCGTCCGACAGGCTCACCTTCACCGGGATTCTCGAGTTGAAAGTCTGCGCAGCGGTGGAAGCGGTCATCGAAGCGATCAGCGTGGCAACGGTGGTAAACGTCCCCAAAGCGTCCGTGCCGAGAAGCACGAGCGCCCAATGGATCGCCGCCGCCCCGGAAACCCCCATCCGGACATCGCAGTCCGTGATAAGGGCCCCGTTGGGGACTTTGCCGAGGATAATCACGTCGGACAGCGTTCCGATCTTGGATGCGCCGGAATTGAAGTCGAACGGGATGGTGTTGAGACCCACATGCAGCGCCTTGGCAACGCTCATGTTGGTGGTGTACGTCAGGGTAGAAGCAGCCATGTGTTCTCCTTACGCGCCCGGCGCATAACCGGACAGAACGATGGTCCCGAAGTCCACCCCGTTAAATTGGGTTTTCTTCAGGCCACCGATCAGACCGGCTGCAACGCCGAGTTGGTTTTCGTAATCGAACAGCTCCTCCACCCACGACATTTTGGTCGGGCCGCTGTTCTGGCCGAACCCGATCACCGCCGCCTGCGCGCCGCAGAAAACTCCGCGACGGTAGGATGTCTGCGCGACCGGAGCGCTGACCGTATTGGGCAGGTAGCTCCACTCGTGGGCGATGACGTTGTTGTAGATGAAGTTGCCGCCGTTCACGATGGGATTTTCGGAATACTTCCCGCCCTGCATCGCGGCTTTCTGGATATCGAAGAAGTTTCCAGCGGTGCTGGCGTCCTTCCGCAATTCCAGGATCTGCCACGGGTGCAGGAACGCGACGTACATATCCTTCCCGTCCACCCGGAGAGGGCGGATGCGCTCATAGCTGACGCCGCCAGCGCTCTGCTGCACCTTGGCGATCGCGACCGCACGATCCAAGTCGGACAGCTTGATGGCATGCGTCGTGGTGGCGGACAGGGACGCTTCCCCGTTATGACCCCCACCACAGACGATGCGGTAGGTAGCCGTGGGAGCGATGGTGGCGTTATGGCCCGTGTACTTGGTGTCCGCCTGCCCGGTATTGCCCGTAAGCTGGTTAGCCAGCCAAGTCTCCAGGCGCTCGGTCCACCAATCCTTCAGGCCGTCCTTCGCCTCGTCGCGCACGGAAAAATGCACCCGTTGTTGCGACATCTCGCCGCCCGAACGGACGGCATGGCGAAGCTGGTTGATGAGGAACGTATCGTTGTAAGTCGAAAGGGCTTCCTCACTGCCCTCCAACGTGCCGTCACCCTGGATGCCGTCACCCGTCAGGCGCGTGCGAAGACCGACTTTCATCGAGTCTCCCGCGCCTTTCTTGGTTTCGTCCTTGATCTGTACGAGTTTGTCGGAGCCCTTCCCCATGAACTTGCCGAAGAAGGAATCGCCGATAACGTCGTGGAACAGGTCTTTGGACCAAATCTTGACGGCTAGCGGATGATTTACCGCATAGCTGGTCTGCATTGAATGTCTCCATGAGATTGAATAAAAGGTTTTCCCGTCTCGCTGGGAAAGCGCATTCGCTCGTCACGGAGAGCAACCGAAGGCGTTACGGACGCCGGCCGAAGAACTACTTACATCAGGTCCGAAAGGACCTTGCCGCTTTTTCTCAACTTTGCTTTCAACGCCGCGAAGTCCGCTTCTGGCATGTCCGCGATCTGTTCTGCGGTGGGCCAGCCCGCTTGGCCACCGCCATTGCCCAAATTCTTCGACGCCTCCAGCCCCTTCTGTAGCGTCTGCATCTTCTGTTCGGGGTTGTCTTTCCTCCCGGCATACCCCGTGTTCTTCGCCATCTCGTAGATGACTTGAGCCGGATTCTTGCCGGTTCGATAGGCTTGGTCATAGACCCAAAGCTCATCTCGCACCATAGCCGCGTTAATTTCTTGTGGGGAAAGTCCCATGGCCCTCAACTGATTCACCCGGTTATCGGCAACGTGCTTGTAAGCCGCGTCGAAGTCCGGAGCCTCGGCCTTGAACTCCTGCGCCTGACCCTGCGCCCAGCCGATCAATGCTTGCGTCTGTGAGGCTTGCTGCCGCTGCTGGTCTTCCCACTGCTGCCGCTGCGCTTGCTCGGCGTTCGCGCGCTCCAGTTGCGCCAGCTTGTGTTCATGGACTGCAATCGGATCATTGGCATCGATCTGCGGCTGATTGTTTTGTTGTGCCGCTGCGTAAAGCTGCTGCACCCGATCCGCAAGAACCGCCTCCCGTCGTTGCCGCTCCGTCGTCTCTTGTCGAAACCGCGCCTCCAACTCCTGCCGCTTCTTGCGCTCCTCGTGCAACGCCGCATGAGGGACGAGCGTCTGTTTCTTCTCGTCTTCCCTTGGTTCTTTCTTTTCCCCTTCGACCGGAGTTTTTACCTCCGCAGGCTGATCGTCAGCCGCCGCAATTTCTTCCTCCGGGATCGGAGGTTGCAAGCTTTCCAGATTGTCCATATTTCCTTCTCCCGGTTCGCCGGGGCGTAGTTGTTACTGAAGAATCCCTAGTGCCTGTAAGTCGTCTATCAGCGCGTTTAGAACCTGCTTCACGTTCGCTATATCGGTCCGTGCCGCGTTAATACTGGTAATGGCCAGGTCTCTGTTCGCACTTACTGCACCGTTGCCGGAGGACTCGGAGGACCTTGCGGGGGCTGTTGTGGCCCGAACAGCAGTTGCAAGGCCTGAATCCCGGCCTGTCCAGCCTTCATGTAATTCGCGGCGGCCGCCGATTCTTTCTGCTCCGCATCCGCCGCCTTGTTCGCAAGATCCGCCCCGAACATCGCTTCCTGTTTCGGGTCGCCCTGCTGCACCTTCTGCATGTGCTGCATAAAGGCTTGCTTGAACTTCTGCGCAAGGCTAATTGGGACCGGCAGGTAATCCAACACTTCAGGGGGTGGCATGATGCCCTGCTGCTGCATCATCCCCAACACAGGGAGGATCGCGGCCCAGGTCTGCTCTTTCGTATCTCTGGCCGTGGGAGCGGAATCGACCACCATCTCAAAGTCCACGTCTTCCGTCTGCCGCATCAGCGGGATGAATTGTTCCCCTTCAGGACCGGCAACACGGATCAAACGTCCGTCCGAGATGTACTCATTGATGAAGTACGCTAAAACCCGTCCCTGCCGCTTCCTGTAATGCCTGAGAGACGAGAAGAAGGGGGCAAGGATGGTTAGCCCCGCCTGAGTCCTCTGCGCCTCCAGAACGCCCGCCTGCTGCCTGTCCACAAGACCTAACAGCTCGAGATTGACTCCGGTGCAATCCCGAATGCTGGAGATCGCAAATTCCATGGTCTGAAAGAGCGAGTTCGGAATCTGCGCCGGCTGCTTGGGCTCGATCTTTCCCAACCCCCCGGGATTCAACCACTGCACCGCATCCGACTTGGCCCAGTCGTCTTCGAACTTCTTTGTGTTTGTTACGGCCCCGGTTTCCGCCAGCACCCCGCCCTTGGCGTTGGTGTTGATGATATGCAGGATTTGGGAAAAGAACTTGTTCGCCCAGCGCTGGGGATCTTTGCCGGGTCTCACTAACCCGTACCAATAGCCCTTGTTCCGGTCTCGTTTTCCCGTGATGAACTGGAACGAGAAGTCTTTGGCGGGTTTTGAAGCCTTGTCGCACAGCTTCCCGGATTCCAACTCCACGTTCCCGCAGATGAACGCTTCCATGTAGCGTCTGCGCGGAACTTTGGCATGCTGAATCTGCGGATTGATCTGGGCGACAGCTTCAAACCGCTCCTTGTCCAACTCGATAATCTGGCCCTCGGGTGTCAGGACCTTGTAAATCTGATCGACCTCGTACCACTGGAAATGCGTGACATCCACCAAGCCTTTACTCGCGGTCTGCTGGTCGTCCTTTTCGTACTTGGTCGCCGGGTTGACGACTCTCAGCTCATCAGCGTCGTCCTCGGTCGAGATGTCGGAGGTAAAAGCGATGTCTTCGGCCTTGTCGGGCCAACGACTTTCAATCTCCTCTTTCGAGAACTTGCACTCCTCCCACGCGCATTTGGCGTCAGCGTTGTTGCGTTTGGTCGCCGTCGCATCCCAGCCCATCCGCAAGATGTCTTTTCTTTCGATGAGGATCTGGCCTTCCTCGTCCTCCTCGTAATCCATCCGGGTATGAGTACAGCCCACCCCGGCAATGAGCACGTCTACGAAAGCATCCGATTCCTCGTCCTCCGCATCGCAGTTATCCCGAACCCACCGAGCCGCTGCGGTTGTGGTGGCTCCCATGCCCTGCTGCTGCACGCTTCCCGGAATGCGGGGGATGTAGCTCGTCTCCTGTCGGTTGTTAATCTCCGAGCCGGATACGGCGTCTACGATGGTCCCTAAGCGGTCGAACTCGACGCACGGGCGGTCCATGGCCTCCAGGGCTTCTCGATCTTCTTTCTTCCACTGGCGACCATCACCGGCCACCATGTCATAGTTTTCTCTTGCCTCCTTGCGCCAGCTTCCATACTTCGACTCGAACTTGCGCTTTTCCTCTTTGACGCGCGCGACGAGATCCGGTGCTTCTTTCGGATCATCCCCGGAGTAATCAGCCAATGCGCACCCACTCCCCGCTAGGCAAGCGGGCCATCTGGCCGAGCAACCCCGCGACCAGCGCCACACTCGACGCACAGCGGTGCGCGCGCAACGTGAACAGCCCCGCCCGAGCAAGGGCCGCGATTTGCGGTTTCAGGGTCATCATGCCGCCCATGCACTCCTCCCGTGATTCTGTTTGCGTGCGTATCGGTCTTTCACCTTGTTCTGGTCCTCGGCGGGCATCGGCCACACCAGCGGCATGTCCGGCTCCTCAAGTCGTGAAAGCCCGTCGAGCATGTCGTCATGCACCCCCGCGGGAAATGCACAGAACTCCTGCTCGATGAAATCAGTCACAAGATCGTGAGGAACACCCTCGCGGTCGGTGTAGTAAAGACTCTCGGGCATGTAGAACCGGGCATCCGCAAAAAGGGGTAACAGCCTTCTGATCCGGTCCTCTTTCTTCAGCTTGTTGCCCGCGACTTCAGTTACGTCGAAGCGGTAGTTCTCCCGCTCCTGCAATTCCTTGATGTATTGAATGTCGGCCATCATTCCGTAGCGCTCGTACCGGACTTCATGGGGCTTCCACTTGCGATGCAGCCGCATAATCTCTTTGCCCCGGTCGGTCAGGTTCAGCCTGTCCCTCAACCCATCGAGCCAGTAATACTTCTGGTCCGAGCCGAGACCGATGACCCACATGCTCGTGAAGTCGTTGTCTTTACGTTGCTCGCCCGCCGGATCACACAGCAGGTACTTGTTCATGCCCCCGCCGACATCGGTAGGCACGCCGGAGTAGTAGCGCAGCATGTCGCGCCTGAACTCTCCCCCGCCCCCAGGGACCGGGCTTTGCATGTACAACGCGTTCCACTCCCGAGGCCCAATCATTCGGCGGATGCGCAAGAGTTCGCGTTCCGGGTATCGCTCCGGCCACGGCGGAGGTTCAGCGGGGATATTTACAACCTCCCACCCCTCGTCGCCGTGTTCCTTGAGCAACCAGCCGGCCAAGTCGTCCTCGTGCCAGCGGGTCATCATCAGGATCACCGCCCCGCCATCCATCAAGCGGGTATAAGCAACCGACTGGAACCAGTCCTTGGCCCGTTTGCGCATCACTACAGACTCCGCGTCGGCTCGATCCTTGTGGGGATCGTCTACCAGCAGGACGTTCGCTCCACGGCCAGTCAAAGGCCCGCCAATGCCCACCGCGAAGTAGTTGCCGTGCTGCTCGGTCGAAAGCCGGGAGACCGAGGCTGAATCCGACGAGACCACACACTCCGGGAAGATTTCCCCGAAGAGCGGGTCGATCATCTGGTTCCTGACTTTCCGACCAAAGTCATCCGCCAAGTCTTGTGCATACGTGGCACAGACAATCGACGTATCCGGATTCCTCCCCAAGTACCACGCCGGGAAGTGCTCCGAGGTCAGCATGGACTTCCCATGCCTCGGAGGCACAAAGATCATCAGCCGCTTGCAAAGACCCGCTTCTACCCTTTGCAGGGCGTTGGCGATCCTATGATGTAGCTGGGCCGCTCGGTAATCCGGACGAAACGACGCTGTGTAGGCGATCAGGCTCTTGGGAGCCGCTGCCCGCACCACTTCTAAGGGACTCAAGGAATCCTTCCGCCACCATTCGGGCGTGATCTTCGCTGATGCTTTCGGTTAAGACTCGCCCGGAATGCTCCACACTCTGCTTGGGCTTTCCATCAATCCGATCCGCGATGAACTCGATGGCCCATTTGTCTTTATCGACAGCCATCTCGACAATGTTGTCCGCGATCTTCCGCAGGGCTTGGCCCTGCTTGATATCGCCCTTTTCGTAAGTCGCCAGAGCTTTGCGAACCGCGTACTCCAGCTCTTTGGCCTTGGCACCGTTCTTGTTGCCGAGAGGGGCGCCCATTAGCTCGGGTTGATCTGCGAGACGCCCTGCGTGGCGGTGGCTTTTGCGGCTTCGGCCTCGTAGTTGAAGACGACGCCCCGAACGAAGGTAGCGATGGCACCCTTCACTTCGCCCTGCGTGGCGTTGCGGCCGAGGTTGAGATAGCTCCCGAAGGCGACGACAATCCGCGCGTCTTCTCCGGCGGTGGTGGTGATGGTGGTAACAGCGGCGCCCGCTGCGAGAGCGAGTGCAGCGAGAAAGCCGAAAACGAACCCGGCCAACGTTTTCATACACTTTCTCCGTAATTGATTAGAATCCGCTGATGCAACCGATTGAGGCCCCATGAAAAACAGCGATCGAGAATACTGGCGCCTTGTATTGCGGGCCTGCGTCTTAGCAGCAGTGGCTGTCGTGTTGATCCTTGCGGCCGTCGGACCACTCTTTGCGGCGTGTCGCCCGTGAAGTGGCTCGCTATCGCCTTCTGCGGTCTCGTGTTCCTGTTCTGTGCGCTCGCCTGCTTTTCCTTCGCCTTCGCCGTGCAATACAAGAGCGAGGACATGGAAAAGGAAGAGGCGCTCGCTAGAGGATTCGCCGGGGGCGCGGTTATGGCGCTGCTGGCGGCCGGGCTCATTCTCTGGGCATAAATCATCAGCTCAAGCCGCCGCAATGGATGTGATACATGTCGGCGGTCGCGGGTGCGGTGCCATTCGTGACAACGGTGATCGTGGTGGTAGTCGTCACGGCGGTCAGCGCCATCTTTCCAACGACCATCCCCGCTTTCGCCATCTGTACCGTGCAGGAAGGTGCAGCGGGCCATGTGCCGTTGAAAGTAACAACCCAACCGGACGCGGGAGAGCCGGTCGCGCCCATGTTGACCGTCATGAACGTATCCGTGCCGGTAATGGACGGAGACGTGCCGCAGTTGGTGGTACAAGTCGGTGCAGTGGTTTGCGCGGTCGAGAGCTGCATCGCGCCACCGGAACCGGTGAAAACCCCGCCCGCAGTCCGGGCTGTGATTCCCAGATAGATCGGGCCGGTGGTGGTGTTGTAGATGCGGAATGATTGGGCGTTCGCGCCGTTCTTCTGCGCGATCGCATTAGCTGCGTCGAGCACCAAGGAAACTGCGGGGCCGGCGGTCGGGTCGGTAGTGCTCGACCATGTGTAGCCGCCATCCGAGCGAACAACCCAGCCGTTCGATGCTTGCAGCATCGCATCTGCGGTGCCGCTGACTGAAAAGCCCAAGTAGCCGCCGCTGGTCTGGTACATGCCCGTCGTGGGCGCGCTGGTGAAGGCATAACCGGGTAGCGCGGCCGTCCCATTCGCCGCAAGGAACTGGCTGCTCGCCGTGAACGTCGCCGCCACCCCCGGAGCCACGGCTTTCAGCGCCGCATCGACGCCGCTCACCCACCCGATCAGCGCGAGACAGGCGACAAAGCCCGCGAGGAACTTGCGGACGTTCAAGATCCATCCCCCGTTGTGTAATAGACGGTCGCCGTGCTGGCCGCGGTAATGCAGGCCACATGGGTAGCATTGCGATCCCTGCCAATGGTCAGAACCACGCCGGCCATCACCGGGAATCCTGTTGCCACAGCAGCCGTTACCGTCGAAGCGCCCTGCTCACAAAACGCCGTAGCCGACCCCGCGCTGGTGATCGTGAGCTGCGGACCCCCGCCTACCAGGGCTACCGCCGTCGACCCGCTGGTAGTAGTAACGGCCACTGTGACCGTAGCCGCATTGTTGGGCACGAAGGGGGCCGGATTCGGACCTGCCGCGACTGTCGCAAGGGCAGTCCAACACAGGACCCAGCCCAGCGGCCTCAGAAGATTGGGCATCCTGCCTCCAAATGGTTGACTCAAGCGCGATGCGCCTGATTACTTATCGAACTCGGGTCGAACTCGGCCAGGGCACGCGGCTCACCGCGAACCATGACGGTCTCAGTCCAGCGCTTCAAGATGGCTGCCCGCTCCTGCTCGTTGTAGGGAGTTACGTCCCAGTAACGCCGCCTGTGGTCCTCGATGTTCATTTCGTTATCGGCCTCAGCCGTCCAGGGCCAAAGCGTTGAGCGGTCATGCGTGCCTTTGGCTGCGAACTTCTCCACGACTGCTTCGTAAAGTGCGGCAATTCCGTACTCGTAGGGCTCGTCATGCTTCATGTGCCTCACGACATTTAACGCGAGGTCAGTGAACCATTGAGGGGTCATAAACTCCGAATAAGCCCCGGATTACCGGGAGTTGCCGGTTTAGGTGTACCGAGCGGACCAACGAAAAAGCCCCGGCGCTTTCGCGGCGAGTGCGCCCACCAGATAGAGACGCTTCTTAAGCCGCTGGGCAAGAACGCCGCCAACCCGGAACTGGGGATTTACGTCCTCAAGCCGGTTGGCGCGGCTTACTGGGTCGTTGGCGACCTTTGCGAATGCTTGCGGCGCGCAGACGTACCGTTTGTGCGAGTTGATTTCTCCACTCCGCTAGTTGGCTTTCTGTCACCAGATGGTCAGAAGGCATTGGCGCAAATCGGAGTCGAGTTCTGGAACAAAGACGAATAAGAAAGTCGATCATGTCCGAATTGAATAAACCTCATTTTCAAGACGCTGACAAGGCCCGCGAATACCTTGAAGCCGTTCGCTGGCCTGAAGGCGCGATCTGCCCGCACTGTGGCGTCGTCGGCAACCACTACGCCCTGACCGGCAAATCAACCCGCGTCGACACAGCCCGCCACTCCGCAAGGAACGGCCCGCGTAACAGTTCCCATCCCACTTGAAGCGATTGGGAACGGGTCCACGGATACAGGTTTTGTTTTGACACTAGAACTTGGCGGGGTGATATCTGCCTTAGAGCGTCATCAAAGGGGATGCGCTCTTCCTCCGGCTTCTCCGCTTTCTTCATTCCTTCAATTGCTTCGCTAGGTGCCGCATAAGGCCCTTTGTAGCGGCCATTATAGGCGCGGCATCGTCCTCTTCGTACTTGCCGCGCTGATGCATTGCAGCGTCTCGCCAAGCATTCTTGATGAACGTGAACTGCGTGGCTGCGGCTGAATGAAATTCCTTCTTTGGATCTGCCGTAGTCAGCCCCCCGATAGCATCCTCAATCTCTTGCAGGATCGGCCCCCAGGAATCGCGCTTGGGAGTAAATCCCAAATCCTTCGCTTGCAGTGTCAGCGGCGTTTCGAGCGCGCGCATCAAGTGCATTACACAGGCCGTATATCGTCCAAGCGCAAAGCACTTACCGGCCTCCGAGACTTCGAAGCGAGACGACGGGAAAGCGTCATGAACATCTTGCGCGAACAACGGCGTCGCGGGGTCCCAATACGTCTGGGCACCGGGCGTTAAGGCGAAGAAAACTCGGCCCTCCAATTCATCGCGGAATCGACTGTGAAAGTCTTCCATGGGGCGGCGCAATTGATCGTGCCATTGCTCGCCATTCAGAACAATCTCTTTCACCTTGGCCAAAGACTTCACCGTAAGCGGCATGCCCAAGGGCTGAATTATCTCGACCATTTGGTCGATCCACTTAGCAAACGCTTCGCGCTCCTGCGGGTCGCCAGTAGTGGCCATTAGGTCACGAAGGCGCTCAAGAACCATGCGCATTTCCGTCAGCTTCTTAACATCGACGCGGATCATATCCAGCAGGCTCCAGAGGCGGCCTGCCGGCACGTCATCTTGGTCTAGGCTCTCCCCAAACCAAGCGGCCAAATCGAATATGGGTTCGCGGCGCAAATGTTAGCTGGAATCCGTGGGTTTGTCAGGTATACAAGTCCGAAAGAAAAAGCCCGCCAAAGCGAGCCTTACGTTTTCTGCGGGGGCACTCCCCCACGCGCAATTTTGCCTAGCCTTTCCCAATCCGGCAAACAGAATAATTTCCGAATTTGCAGGATGCGCCGCTGCGTCTTTCCCAAGGTCGCGGCTATCTCTTTGGGGCGCATGCCAGCAGTCAGGAGATCCCCGACCTTCGCGGCAAGCTCGGCTTTGTTGCTCCTGGTCCAGCGGGTCATGCCCAGCAAGTCGCCGCTTTAGTGGCGATAAAGCAGACCAGTATCAGCAGCACGATGGACGCCGCCGCCATGCCATAGGCCAGCGCAATGATCTGCTTTGGTTCGGGTGTCATTCCAACGCCTCCTCGATCTTGTGTAGGGATGAAGTGAGAGACATTAAAAACCCCTCATGGGTGCAGCAGGAGCGCAGCGGGTATTGCTCCTCTGGGATGTCGCGGGCCACGTAGGCCGCCAGCAAGCATTTGCGAACCGCATAATCGGGAATCTCTCGGTGGAGCAGGATGTCCAGCTCAATAGCCTCTTTTTCGTTGTAGTCCCTCCCTCCGGGTTCAGCCCACGCCTTTTCGCCTTTCGCGGGCTCGGCCTGAGGAGCAATTACAGCAGCTTGTACATCCCCCTCATCCGCGAAGTCGCCCCATTTCGTGGGGTCTGCTTCATTCCACAAAGCCGGAGGAGCAAGCGTCGGACACATCCCCGCCAAGTCTCTCGACCACATTGCCCAGTTCAACAGCGCTTGGTGAGCTTTCGGATGCATGCCCTGGATTCCCCGAACTTCCCCCACAAATGCGGCAATGACATCGGCCTGGTTCATTTGCAATCGCACGGACCCGGAGGCAGCGCGGGAGCGTTATGAATGGCACAGTCGCTTTTGTGTGGTGTCACATTACAGGCCGGGCATGGGCAATGATTGCTGGCGTTCCCGTTTATTTCTCGCGCCCATTGGTCGAATGCGGTCCACAACACTCCAATTGCGCAGCAAGCGATCACAAAGAACAGCGCACCCAACATCAACAGCCCGTCTGCTTCATTCATTTCAAATCCTCCAGTCGGCAATACCCCGCATGCACCATCGCGGCGTTCAGCTTGGTTTCTGCGTCCTCGGGTGAGAGGGCAATGATGTATGCGCCTTGCCATGCATCTTTGACCCTCTGCTCCTTCGACGTGAGCTTGCGGGCGGATGGCGGAAGGCTCCCATCCTTGACCTCGAGCAGCGCGCAGAACGAGCGTTCTCCATAACGAATCGACACGGCGTAGTCGGGGCAGCCATTACCCAAGCTGGCAAGGTCCAGCACGCTCCAGCCATGCGAGCGCAGATGGTCTCCAATGTCCACATGGTTGTTATCCCTTCGGCGCGCACGCATCGCTATTTGAGATATTTCCCAACGGTGGAGGGCGCAATGCCCAACTTGGTACCGATAGCCCCACGACTCCAGCCCTTCGCCAGCAAAGCCTTGCACTCCTCCGAGAATGTCCGAGCCCGATCCTGCAAATCACGACGACTTGGAGGGAGAGGGTCCATGTTCTCGACCTTGCGACCCATGCCTGCAGGTCTGGCGTAGTTGCCAGCAAGCTCTTGAGCGAGGGTGTTCATTCGGTTCTCCAGAGGCGATACCCTTCCCGCGTTTTCCTGCTTGTGTATTTCCAGCCGCGTTTCACTATCAATTGTCTTGTTTGACTCATGGAGGTTTCTGTCGGAAATAGAATGCTGTCACCGACAGCCATCTTTTCAACGACATCACGCACTGGCGCGCCTCTGCGCCCGCCCCGATGGGCGATAGGAATTGGAACGCCGCGCTCGATTTCCATCACGCGGCCTCCTTGCGCTCGGCTTCGCGGACCGGCAACGGGTCGCCGCGCTGCCAGGTGCGCGAGCCTTCCACGATCCGTTGGCCGTGAGCCCCATCACCGCTGAAAAAGTGGAAGCGGCAATACCACTGACCATCACCTTTCAGGCCGTGACTCAGTGTCCCCGGGTAGTGGCAGCGCTCAAGTCCAGCGAACCAAGCACATCGCCAACGCTCCGCATCGAATCCGGTGCTTGGGGCTGCGGAGTTCTCGAAGGGGGATTTCCACCCGCAGGCGCAAGATTTTGCGGGGGCTTTGAGGGTACGGTCACATCCGGGGCATTGCATGATTCCTCCGGGGGGATGGCGCCCAAATACGACTGGCATTTGGTCGCGTTGTAGAGGGTCTCCGGACGCAGGAATTTCTCCTGGTCGGTGCCCAGCCACTCCCGGCACTTCAGGACGGTCAGGGTCTTCAGGTCTTGCACGGTCACGCCTTCGGCGAGCCGAGATTCGATGAACTTCAAGTTCGCAGCGACGGGCCGGAAGTGTTTCCGGGCTTTTCCGTTCAGGAACTCCAGGACGTGCAGCGCATCGTCCTTCCGCTTTTGCTTCTCAAGCCGCCCACCGTCCGGCTTGCCGGACAAGAGGGGTTTCTTCTCTGTCTCTAAGATCTTGTTTATATTCTCTGGGCTAGCAACATGCTCCGGGACTGCTAGCGGCTTGCTATCAAACTGCTCCACTACGAAAAATCCCTTACCGATCAGCGGGCCAATCGCATCCTGAATTTCAGGAGCGGGCCAACGCAGCCGGAACGCGAGTTTCTCGGGATTCGCGTCAATGACCCCCTCGGGATGCTCGCTTGCGATCAACCAAAGCATCGGTGCTAGCGCCTTGCTAGCCATCGGCAAGCTCTGATACTCGAAATCATCCAGGAGGGTCTTATGCAACTTGATCCATGTCGGGTTGCGATCCTTGTAGTGCTGGAACGTCTGCCAATTTTTCGGGGCGATCTTCACTTTTCAATTCTTTCGTGTCGCCCTGTGCTTTACAACGGATTTTGTTGTGTAAAAGGGGGTGCGTTAACTGGTGCGTTGATGTGTAGTTAATTGGTGAACAGCCGCTCCTGCCGCGCCCTGCGTATATCCAGAACGCGTACCGTCTTTTTGGTGATGGGACACTTGCGATTGCAAACTTCCATCAGCTTGCAAATCCCGAGGAGTTCCGTAATCCGCGGCCTCACCGCGTTCAGGTTTTCCCCAAAGCCCATGCCGTAGGCGATTTCTCTGTCGGTGTGGGGCCCGTGTTTGGTGATCCAGGCGAGAACCGCCTCCGCACGCTTGGAGAGCTTCGTTTCCTCGGCGTGATAGGCGTTGACCGAATTGGGATGCGAGCCCTGACCGAGATAGGTTTTCATTCGGGATCGTCAAACGTCAGTTGTTGCGCGACGGTTTCATTCGCCAGAGCTCGCGCGGTCATCTTCCGCATGAACTCAAACTCGTCGCGCTTCACGCAGAACCGGCCTTTATCCACGAGCTTCAAGCCCGCGGCCTCGATCAAGGCGCAGAACTCGGTGAGCGTGCAGGGGCGCTCGTTCGCCCGCACCTTGCAGGCGGCCGTGTCGTCCTTGTGAATCGCTTGGGCGATCGTTTCCAACTGGAGCTTTGCCAACCGGGTTGACAGGAGTTGACGCGGGTTGACAACCACCCCGCCAGCGTTGCTTGCCGTTGCCCCGAAGGGGCCCGATGCTGAGTCGGTCACAACAGCGGGGGATCAAGGTGCAGCGAAGAAATAGCGGGAGCCGAGGCCCCCGCAAACCCGGCCAAGGAGGTAAGGCCGGGAGCCTCTGTAGGAAAAATGCTGACAGAAAAATAAGCAGGACTCGGATTCTCAGAGAGCCGGATCGTCGGCAGTCTGGCGACGGCGCAACCCTGAATGCCGAGGCGCTGGGAGCGAAAAAAAGAGATACTGGCTACCGCTATAGGCTTACGCGGCGAGGCGTGGGGTCTCCCCAACGGCCGCTTCGTCGCGTTTTTTTTCATGCTTGGGGCTGGAGCGAGAAAAAGACGGCTCACTGTGGCGCGTCCTTTTGTTGGGGCTCGATGGGTAACGCCCCGCCGCTGAGATGATGAATTTTGTACTGGTAGAGATCGGGGACAAGTTCACCCGGCCACTGATAGATGGCTTGCCTACTCTTTAGGCCGAGAGCGGTCGCTAATTTTTGCGCGCCGCCAAAATATTCGATTGCATCCGACTTGCGCATGTGAACCATGGTAATTCAGGTTCACACTAGAAGTCAACTCCTGTTTGCACCAGGCGTAACCGGGTTAGTGAATACTCTCGGCATGAAAGAAGTTGAGCTACAAGAACGGGTTGTCCATGCAGACACCCTGCAAAAGCGCCTAGCGCTCGCCATGAGTCTCCGACAAATAAAGGCGCCGACGCTAGCCGAACACGTTGGCGTGACTCGACAGGCTTACTACAAAGCGCT